GGCGGCGCAAAGTCTTTATATGTAGTATTTTCCGAGGGCGCGAAGCTCGCCACGCGACAATGTCGTACTACACGCACATGCTAGTCTCGTAGCCAGAGCGATTCTGGCTACCCGCTGACAGACAGCGATGATCCTGAAGTTCAAGTGATTTCAAGGTACTTACTGCAATAATCACCTATATCAGGATGAGCGTCGAGTGTAAAGGGTCGTCCCTCCCGTATGCACTCCTCAATACGGCACTGCTCTGCCACAGAAATGCCGTAGAGGTGCTCGAAAAGAACCCTCGACGCAAGAGACGGCTTAGGTCGAAGTGCCTCCCGGAATACCGGTACATGATAACCGTCATGAACAAAGCGAGGATTGAGATGGCGAGTACGAAGATATCCAGCATAAGCCATCTCAGAGACAATGGGACAGTTGGGCGTCTCATAACAAGCCGAGAGGCTCTTAGCCAAGAGCAACTCGTCCATGGTCCTTGAATTGCCATGAATGCAGGAATGAGTCCAACCGTAACCCTGCAAGAATCTAACAGGATCCCGGACAATGTCGCCCCCTTCCGCAAAGACCAGCCCACAGAAAGAGGCCTGGCGGGGGTCGGCGACCTGCTCTATCTTGATGGTAAACCCTAGGCTAGCATAATCTTCAGTGGTAAGTGGCACTGTGCTAACGAAGATACCATCATCGCCCTCGACAAATCCATCAAGGCGTCCACCCTTGATCGAAGCAATGTATTTGGCCAGCATCAAGTTAGTAAATCCATTGCCGAGGGAAGTACACATATCTCCGGACATTCTTCGAGCGAGGCACTTAGCTCTACAGCCTGACCTCGTCCTCATCTGATTAACACCAGACAGGATGTTGCAGATAAAGGCTGCATCGTCCGGATAATTCTTCTCCAAGCAGTGTCGGTATAGTACGCACTCGATTGATCTCATCACCTCGCGTACAAAATGAGATTCGAATGCAGTAAAATCAGTGGCATAAACCCGTGAGGAACTGCTTGGCACAAACAAGCCATTAATCAGCGCCGCGCGATCCGGCACTGGGACGTGTTTTATGAAGTTGGGGACCTTGTAAACCTCATCCTCGATACTCTTAAAGAAGGGTCCAGAGTAGGCTTTAAAAGCATCGTGCCTAGAATTGATCATTCGGGCATGTTTATACTCTGGATAATGTTCTGTCTTGACAAAAGTATCGATCTTCTGGCAAATTCTACGGCTCGGCCGGT